CTGTCTTCACTCAGGATATTGTCGAGGCTCTTGTATGCCATGTTGCACCTATACGCCCGTTATAGTCGGCGGCACTTTCAAAACGCCCGATCCCCGGCGGCGGGTTCCACGTCATCCCGACGTTGAAACTTTACGGTTCAGCCCGATAGCCCGCGTCATATTCGACACGCGCCCGCAGACGTTCCCAATCCTTTACATCGCCCGTTACTTCTGCGCGGCCTAGCGGGCCATGCGCCACAAGCCGGACGGTATTGCCAAAAGCGTAAGTTTCGCGGGTCATGCGGCCTGCGCTCCTGCTTTGAACGCCTCTAGCTGGACGTTTGCGCCCTTGGCCTCTGCGTCCGCCAGATTGCGCACCGTTTCGCTTTGCGTTTTCTCGGTCTCGGCTTGTGCCTGTGCCGCTGCCATCTGCATTTGCATCCTTTGCATTGCCACAGCCTGCGGGTCAGGCGGCGCACGTAGCGCCTCAAGCACCTTCTCTTTATCCCGGAACGCACTATTAGCGAACAACGCTTCCCAAAGGATGGGCTGAATGTTCGGCGGCGCACCGGGCAGCATTTGCGCGACAACCTGAAACTGTTCAGCCTGAATTGTCGGGGTATCTACGCCCTCGTCAACCAGAATGTCTACGTCCAGCTCGGTCACGTTGTTTTCAACCGCAACCACCATTTGCGAACGCGGGTCTTGAGCCATCATTTGCAACTGCTGCTGAACCTTAGGCGGCGCTTGCTGCACATTTTCTTTCGTTACGCCCATCTGTTGCGCCATAGCCTGCAATGCCGTCACAGGGCGATTGAGGCCCACAAAGCGAACGTTTTGTTCGTCATCCGTTACCCTGATCCAGCGTTCAGCCGTCCAGAATTGCCGCACACGCGCCCACACCGAACGGTAAACCTCAAGCGACAAGCGACGGATTGCGTCCAGATAGTCCGCAGCCTCGGTCATGCCGCCCATCTGCTGCAATGCAATTGCCTTGCCCGACTGCCCGCCCGTATCCTTGCCAGCCATTGCGCTGTTAGCGCCTACGCGATGGATATGGTCGCGAGCGTCCTGCATCAGGTTAAGGTTGCCCATCAGCATGTCAGTTTGCGGCAAAACCTCAACTTCGCCAGCCTCGCCAATGAACACGCCCTGAGGGTGCGACAACTCTTTGCGCACTTGGTTAGGGTTATGCGCCACGTTTTGGGAAACGCGAATTTGCCGCGAATTGGAAATGTGCAGCGCCTTTGAACGTCGCTTGTTAATCTCGTCCTGCGGGCTAATCATTGACTGCACTTCGCCGTAACGGTTGTTATCGCGGTCAACGTAAAGCGACACAGCCTTAATCGGGCATTCCGGCTGGCCATCCTCACCAAGGTAAGGCGATGGCATAGGTTCAACCAAGAACCCGCCACCCGTAAACACGGCATACATCCACACATCGCCTTCGCGGTAATAATGCTCGCAAAGCCTTACACGGCGGCGCTTATGGTCTGCCCAAGTCTTGTATTTCGGCTTGTCGTCGTAAGTCTCACCCGCGCTTGACGACTTCCAGGTGTCAATAATGACTTCATCCGCATTCGGATACAAGCGGCGCGCCTCGTCCAGATCAAGCCAAACCACAATCCCTTTGAACTGCGCGTCGCCAAAGTCGTCATCAGCGCTATACGGGTCATAATAGAACCGATCCCAAGCGACCTTGCGTATCTCCGGATCATACCCCTCACGCGTCCGCTTAACGCCCACAAAAACAGCGCCAGTGCCTTCAATCGCAATGTTCTTTGCAGCCGCGCTGCGCACGTCATCCCATCGGCTATCGTCGCACACATAGCGAATTGCGTCAGTGCAAGCCCGCGCCGCATCCTCGTCGTCCGGGTTGCGGGGAAACGCCTTCGGATCTTTGCGTGTCTGCTTTTCCAGCCCAAGCATGGTTTTGATCTTGGGCTTGATCTCATTAAAGATAACAGGCGGCTGGCCACGCTTCTCAAGCGCCGTGCGCTCTTGTTCGGTTAGCTGCTTGTCATCAAAATAATCGCGGCACTGTTCAGACTTGGCGCGAGCGTCATACGTAATGCGCTCTGCGTCTTCAAACTGCGTGATGAATGACTGGACAGTCAAAGCGTCTTCCAATTGACTTCCTCCTCGTCATCACGATCCCATCGGTCGCGCCGTTGTTTCGGTTTTTTCATTTGCACAATCGCAGGGTGCGCCTGATCTATCGCACGGCCAATCAATGAGGCCGTGTCAACCTCGTCGTCGTGTTTGCCAGCCGGGAACACAAGAAACTCGCTCAAATCCGCACCGGGTTCGAAGTAGACACGTCCCGACGCAGCATACGCTTGGAAACTGCGCGCCCGTGTCGGTTTATCGGAGACAGACGGGAGCCACTCAAGTCGACTGAAAATTCTACGTTCCCTGCATCGCCTAGAGATGAGAGGGCTAACAGCCTTTTGAATGACACCGCCTTCGCCGAAGCAAGCACAGGGCTTCCACTTGGCGACAAGATCAAGCATCCTTTCAATCCAGATGTCGCTAGCAGTTTGGCCTTTCCACTGGTCTGCACGATAGATATTCCCTTCCGCGTCAATGCCCCAAACGGTTAGCACCGTGTAGTCGCCGCCGCCATCCGTCACCGCAAAGTCGCTGGTGAGGTAAAACCTGCACTTAGGGAGCTTGTCCCATGTCTTAAACCAATCGCGCTGAAAGAACGTTCCTTCGTCCGGTTGCGGCTGCTGCTGATACAACGCAGACCATTCACGCGGGCCAATCGTTTCCTTGATGCGCAATAACGCGCCTTCGTCATACCATTCAGGCCAAAGCGCGCCACGCTCAGGATGCAGCGCGGGCAGTTCGAGAACGTCCCACTGTTCCGGATCTTGCTCTAACAGCCGTCCCGCTAGATCGTCCTCATGCCAGCGGGTTTGAATAAGCACAATCGCACCACCGGGCATCAAGCGCGTGTAGAGCGTCGATCGATACCAATCCCAAACCGTTTCCCTACGCCGCTCGCTGTCCGCTTCTTCGCGGTCTTTGAACGGGTCGTCAATCAAAGCAATGTCAGCGCCGCGTCCTGTAACCGCCGTGCCGACACCAGCCGCAACGTAAGTCCCCTTGGCGTTTGTGTTAAACCTGTTTGCCGCTTGGCTGTCCGGCGATAGCGTCACACCGGGAAAGACTTGGCCGTATTCCGGCTCTGCCACAATGTTACGCACGTTGCGCCCGAAGTCGCTTGCAAGGTCGCTGTTATAGCTTGCCGCGATAATCTGGCGCTTCGGGTTCTTACCCAAACACCACGCAGGAAACCGCTTTGAGGCTAACTCCGATTTGCCATGCCTAGGTGGCATGAATATCATCAGGCGGTCAATCTCGCCACGCTCCACCGCTTCCAGCTTTTCAGCGATTAGCTGTTGATGCGCCGCACGTTGGTATTGCGGAAGCGTGTGTTCAGTGAACGCGAGAAGGCTACGCCGAGCCTCTCGGGATGCCAATTCCTTCGTCAGCGTTTCCAGTTCCGTCGCCAAGGAAAGGGCTAAGTTGCGCGGCAAGGTTTCGGATACGCTCATGCAATTCCTCGTCGCTCATGTCGCTGTGGTCTTGAACGTTCAGGTTCATTTCCTTCGGCAGCATTGTCGCAACCAGCTTAACAAAGTCCCCCGGCTTGTCGGCAATCATCGCGTCAATGCAACGCTCGCCCTGCTCTTGCCACTTGGCGTAAACGTCCTGGCAGAATTGCTCGCCTAGTTTCGAACGTGCGCCTTTTGGACGGCCAGCAGGGTTGCCGCTTTCCCCCGGCTTAAATGGCCTGCCAATTACCCTGTTTTGCGCTGTAACATCAGCGGCCATCACTCACCACCCACAGTCTTTCGCAAGCTGTCGGAACAATCGAAGCTGACCGTCCCGCCGTTCGTCACGTAATGTTCGATCATTTCAGCCGCGTCTATCAGGTCGCTTGGTTCTGTAATCATCAACACGTTAACCGCTAGAGCGCGCTCTGCCATGTCATTGACGAACTCGCATATCTTGAGGCGGGTCAGTGTGTCGATTTCAGTCATTGCGCCTCTCTTGCTCTAATGCATCCCGTTTACGCTCAGATCGCGACCGCTTCTTGTGCCGAGTGTCTGGTATAACGCGCTGTCCGTAGTGGCGTAGTGCGCCTGCAAAATAATTTCGCTTTTTCTGCATAAAGTGGGTTGACTGTAACTGTGGGCCGCGTTACAAGGGGTCATCAAGCAAGGAGATAGCGAAATGTTCACATTCTTTAAGACCGA